TCCTTCTTTATGTAATTCAATCATTGCTTTTTTTGTCATGTCAGCAGCTGATCCTTGTATCAATTTATTTAAAGCTTTGTATGTGTATGCACGTTTAATCCCTGGTCCGTGTTCCGCGAGCGCTGCATCATGTGTTAATGGTTTATGAATACCAAATTGATTTGGTTCCCATAAATGAAACCTGCAAAGTCTTCCAAGTAAAGTTCTAATTTGTCCTCTTTCTTGAGCACGTTTCATGACAGCATCCATAAGTTGTTTAACAAATGGAACTTNACCATGATACTGTTTAAATAAATCTTCAGCTTTTTCTTTACTCACTCCAAGTTCTGCTTGTAATTTATTTTTTCCCATACCATAGAACAGACCAAGATTTATAGTCTTAGCCTGTNATCTAGGTATCTCTGCCATGTCTGCCACGATAGTATGAAAATCNGCNTCTCCCTCATGATACTCGTTCAATACTTCGTCCACACCATAGAGATTCTGTAAAGCTGCATAATGTACTACCAACCTAGGCTCTTGCTGAGAATAGTCAAATACACCCCATCTATGGCCTTCCTCGGGTATAAATAATGACCTAATCCGTGGTCCAAGATCCTTGTTTCTAGCAGGAATTTGCTGGAGATTAGGATTAGCATAAGAAAATCTTCCGGTTACCGTTCCTCCATTATCTCCTCTCAGTTGGTTTATTTCAGCATGAATTCTTCCTTTATGATTATGTTTTAATATGGTATCTATAAATGTGGTATGGGCTTTGTTTATTTCACGGGCCTGGGCAATTAATTTCACAAGTGGGTGGGTGTGATTTTGTAAAAAGTTTTTAGTAAATGATGGAGAATTTGTTTTTTCGGTTGTCTCATAAGGTAGGTGAAGTTTTTGAAAAACTTGTGCTATCGACCTCGCTGCCCATATTTGAACATCTACTTGGGTTTCTTTTTTTATCTTTTGTAATAATTCTTTTTCTTGTTTATGTAAGTNTTCTTTTAATGTGTGAGCTGCTTCTACGTCTACACGAACTCCTAAAAAACGCATATCAACTAAGCAGGGAAAAAGTTCAGTCTCTAATTCAAAAATAGAATTTAAATCTTGGTGTAAAATTTCTTTCTTTAATTCTTGCCACAATTCTAAAGTTATCTCGGCGTCCTTTTCTGCATATGCGCCAACATACATCGCAGGTAGTTTATACATTTCTGCTTTGGCGTCAACCCCCCAATCACGTGCAGCGTTATATAAATCTGTTTCATTCTTTGTCTTTCCAGTATATCTTTTACTGCAATTGTTTAAGTCATAACGCATTTGATTTTCATCAACAAGGGCCGATGCAATCATCGTGTCTACTATTTTACCGTTAATACTTAAACCGAGCGCTCTAATCCAACAAACGTCATACATGGCGTTATGAAAGATTTTTGTTGCTGGTGTAGATAATACACCTTGAAACCATTTCAATACTTTTTTACGATCTAAATTACCACCACCTTCATGAGCTATTGGATAATAGCCAGACCATCCATAAACAGCTACAGCTATTCCAGTAATATCTCCTTGTTTAGTAATAGAACCTGATCCCATTTTAACAAGATCTGGGTCTTTTGTTTCTAAGTCAATTGCTATTTCTTCGTATTTAGATAAATCAGGAAAATTTTCTGGTGGGGTCCACTCCGTTGGAGCGGTAAAAAGAGGTTTTTGTATCATTTAATTATCCCCCATGAGTTTTTACTTTCTGTTTTAATTTCTTTTTTTTCTTCAGGATAATCTCTTTCAAGTATCATTTCTAAAAAATGTATCGCTTTCAAAATATCTTCCTTCTTTCCTTTAAGTCTGTGACGACAGATATATTTTATAGCACAGCCCTCTGGAAAGAGCAACTCATTTTCAACTACAAACTTACTTGGTTGAATTTTAAATTTTTGATAGTGACTTCCTCCGTGTTGTTTGTCCCAAACACTACTCATGATGTACACTCCTTAATTAAACTTTTAATATATTTTTCATGATTTTTTGCTTTAACTTCTGGTCGTTGATTATAGGCTTTGTCCCATGCTCTACCTTTAGGACTTGTTCTCCATTTTTTTCTAGCACGTTTTCTACTTTCAGCATATGGATGATTCATAAGTTATATCCTTTGTATTTTTGTTTTGGTTCTATAATATGTAAATGTTCCTTGGTCCTTGTTGCACCAACATAAAACAATCTATTCTCATCATCTGGATTTTGTTCGTATGATTTCATTGTATTTAAACTTAAGTCCGTAAGAAGCACAACGTTATCTGCTTCACCACCTTTCGCTCCATGTATGGTAGACAAAGTTATACGTGGGCGTTCATTTAATTTTTCTCCATTCTTTCGCATCTTTCTTAAATATTCTATGTCTCTTTTTGGTGCATCATCAAATGCTTCAAACCATGGTTTATCAGTTTTTAATCCATAATATTTTTTCATCACTTCAATGTCGTACGTGCTATCTTTACTCATACTTTTTAATTTATTCTTCTCTGTATTTTTATTCATATATCCATAAATTCTTTCTACTTGATCATAAGCAAGAGGTTGACCCTTTTTTAAATTTTCCCAATCAATTGCAGCCATATGTAGATTTTGTTCTTTAGTTTTTCTAAATTTATTTTGATAATGAAAACCATTTAAATAAAGCGTTGGTTCTAACTGGTCCAACATATATTTGGTTCTAGCTAAAACTAACCACTCACCTGAGGACATATCTAATTGTTCAAAATCATCATATCGAGAAAGAGAACCTTGATGAAGTTTTGGATTCCAAGATTTATCTATTCTGTTTCTAATTTTATTTATAATACCCATAGCTAAACCATGAATTTTAGCCGGTATTCTAAAAGATTGTTGCAAGGGCAACATCTGTCCTTCTTGCGCTATGAAAGAGTCCACATCTGCCCCTGCCCATCTAAATATTGCTTGGTCGTCATCTCCTGCAATAAAAGAATCGGTTGTTTTATTCCATATGGCTTTTGCCATGTCCCATTGCATTCTTGATAAGTCTTGTGCTTCATCAATAAATACAACATCAAACTTAGGAACTGCTGCGTCTGATTTTGTAAACATTGTAATCATGTCATTAAAATCAATAAGTCCATATTCTTTTTTATACCTGTCTAATTCATTGGCTATAATTTTAAGTTTATCTCTTTCTAAATCTTGATTATGTTCGTTTAAATCATACTGTTGTTCTGGCGTAAGCCCTCTAAGTTTTGCTAGATTTATTATTCTTAAGTATTCACTATCAGAAGTAAAGATACCGGAGTGATCATTTTCATAGATTGCATAGCTCACTGGAAATCCTATCTTCTTACCTAAGTCCATGTAATGTCTTCGTTGCATTACATTTTCTTTTTTAATTCCAAGTCGTCTAAATGCTAGTGAGTGTAATGTTCTAAAGTATGGAAGGTCATCTTCTCCTAAATTAAATTTTTTGATCGCTCTGTCTCTTGCTTCGTATGCCGCTTTCTGTGTAAATGCAAAATACCCCACCTTATCTGGATCAGTTTCTTTAAGATAATCATCAACTTTATTTAATAAAGTTGTAGTCTTCCCTGTTCCAGGGGGTCCTAATACTATTGTTTTCATTAATAAGGATCTTCTTCTTTTAATTTTTTCTGTTGATACTCTTCAATTTTTTTATCAAACTCTTCAACTGCAAAAACTGATAATCTTTCTTTTCCAATTCTTTTATTTTCACAGCCACATTTTTCTTTCAATAATTGTGCCGTTCTTGCATAACCTAAATCCCATCTTCGACGCATTAAAAATTGATGATAAAATCTATCGTACACAAAATGATGAAAGCCATTATGTGTCCACACACCTCCTTTAGGTAAATCTGTTTTATCAGTCGAACTTAATCGATTTAAACAAAACTCTTCTAAATGATGTTGTAATTGATCTTCAGTTGTAAGTCCTTCAGCAGGTTCGGTTACTTCAGCATTTTGTAATAATGAATTTGTAAGATGTACCCAATTCTTTTTCTTTTAATGTTGGTGGTCTATTTTTTAATTGAACCATACACGCTTCTTGAAATAAACTTTGTTGTCTTAAATATTTTACGTTATCTAATTTTAATCTTTCTCCATCCACATTCATATAATAATATGGATCTTCTAGGTCTATGACCTGTAAATCTGTAAGATTAGGAAATAGTATTTCTTGACCAATTCCAAATTTTCTAGTTCGGCATAAATTTTTATCACACAACCCACACATTGGTTGATCGTTACATTTATACCCCCAGTCTTTTTTATCGTGTTGTTTTATAATTACATCTACTTCTATATCTGACAATGGTTTTTCCATTACAGTTGAATTAAATAAAACTATTTTTGATTTCCAATTGTCTGGCCATTTTTGTTTGGCGTAAACTCCATAATGAAATAAGGCATTGTTTCTACCCCCTTCTCCTATTTTATTTAATCCAAATGATTCAATGCAAGGAGGCCCATCAGAATACTCTGAAGTGGGCCTCTTTACTTCTATAAGACCAGCATCTAGTTGTTTTACGTTGTTATAGATCTCATAGAATTCTTCTAAAGTTGCAGCATTACCATCATCTTTAAACGCATAGCGCACAGTGTCATCGCCATTAAAGTAAGGTAAGTTTAAAAAGTTTCCTGTATCATCTTGCGATTTTAATTCTATTTGTTTTGGAAATACTTCGGACTGGCCATAACCTAAAACAGCTTTAATCTCGGTAAGTTTGTTTCGCATAGTTTTAGCTGAACCAAAACTTTCAGTAAATAAAAATACATGAGCACCACCAGATTTAGATCTACAGACCACTAATGGTAATTTAAATGCTTTAATTTTATTTATTAATTTTTTGTGATCAAATCCTGCATAGGANTCTATNTCTATACATCCCCATTTGCATTGATTGTCATCATTAATNGGAATAATTCCTAAATTTTCTGTGCCCTGTAAATGTTTTAACCAAAGATCATCAGTAACGGGCTCTCTTTTTACAAATGAAGTGCCTTTTATTTTAGTGCCATTGCCATTTGTGTCAGCTACCTTAGTGACACCATGTGCGCGGTCTAAACCGTGAAATATATTTATAAATCTTTCTATTCGTTCTCTCATAGCGCTTTAAAAGTGGGCGTATCCACTCTCGCTTAGACGCCCACTACCTAGGATTCTTTAATAAGGAGTACTAGAATTTTCTTCCGATCCATGTTTCGCTTGAACTTCGCCTTTACCTACTCGTTCAGCAAAGTTTCTAGCTATTTCATAGACAGATTTTTCATTCACAGGACCAACTTTAGCTACATCCCATCCAAACCAAGTTCCTTTGTCATTAGACATTTGAACAGTTTTTAGATTATAAATATGGCTATATGTTGGCGGA